TATCTTGAAAGCTTGTTGTTGTATGAACTGATTGAAGTTACATCAGCAAAAACAATATTATCTACTATTTTCGTGAAGGTGTAAGTTCCAGACAAATCATATGTGGCAGGCTCTATTGATTTGTTATTCCACTTTGAATTTTTAACTGTGAAGGTGGACCCATTCTGCAACAATTCAAAGAATGATTTTACATCTGCTTTCTCTGGATTGTTCATGTAGTCTGAGAAATCAAAAAATACCTTAGTGTAGTTTGAATAATATGTGATATTCGGAACTGCTAGTATTTCTCTCTTTACCGTGGTCTTTTGATCGTTTACCTTCTGAGTTTCTATTCCATACAGAACACCACTCCTCACGGGTACTAATTCCGCATCTTCACCGCGAGAAAATCTCTTGTTGGTGCTATAGGAGGATCTTGATGTCATTTTACGAGGCTATGTAAGTTATTTTCTGGCCAGTTGAATTTGACTTTGCGTATATTTTGCTTATGTTATCAATTTCTATGAACATCGACTCGCCTGGTTCCATTGGGAATCCGCTGGTTGGAGCAGTTACCAGTGTGCTTGATCCAACGTATACTGTCTGTGTATTGGTCAGCGGAGCCTTGAGATGAACTCCAACCTTCAATGCAGTGCTGGTTCCAATGCTGGCGGCAGTGGTGGTGAGATCCTTAACGCCGTTTGACAGTTTGGTTGGTCTTACAATTTCAGTTATCTTCGACTGTACGATTCCACTGTTTAGTTTTTCGTTGATTGTCGAAATTATTGCTGTATTATTTTTTACAGTTATAAGATTTGAAATCAGCGGTTTGTTTGTGGATTCAAGTGAATTGATGATTGCGGCATCGTCAATATCTACAGGACCAGAGATTCCTACTGGAACTGGGCTAAGAGCACCGATCTCAAGAGCACCACCAGATAGTCTTCCTTGTACGATCACGGCAGCGTCTGTAGTGACTCCGCTTCCACATATTTTCAATGGCAGACCGTTACCGTTGGTCACACCAACTACTGGATTTATGGATACGGTTGCAGTAATGCCAGCCCCAACGATGTTTACGTTGAGAGCATTTCCAGAGTATCCTAGAGTCGTTCCATCGCTTGCGTAGATTCGTGATAAGACTTTACCGCCTAGATCCGATCCCCAGACAGCCACGGAGTTAGAAGCCGCTGAGAGGGCCAATCCGCCTGATATACCGACATTACCATAGACGGTTACACTGTCTGTGGCATTGGATAGAATCCTACCACCACTAACCCCGATGAGAATTCCGCTGGTTACACCTTGAACATTCAAGTTCTGGTTTAATCTTACAGTTCCAGTAACACCCAGCAGAACGCCGTTTGTTATGCCTTGAACGTAGCCAGTAACTTGTACTGGATTATATCCATAGGTAAAGCCAGCAGTTGGTCCACCGACAACTAAAAACCCATTTGTTACGTTTCTTACTGGGAATACACCACCAGTACCATTTACAGTACCAGTGATTCCAATTAAAGCAGACCCTGTTGTACCATATAAATATATTGGTAGAGGTGATGCTTCACTTACTCTATTTGTTATGCTATCATTACCCCATGCCAGTTTTGCTAGTTGAACGTGGGCTAGAGTTAGACCAATTCCGCTAGTTCCGTAATCTGTGGCTAGGATAGCAGTCCCATCGCTAGTAGTAATTGAAATATTACTTGTAATATCGTCTGCCATATTTGTCCTTTATTTTTATATATAAGTTAATCCAGACCTTTACCATATGCTCCCAATAATAACAAAAGAAGATTTTTGCAAAAAAGTCGAAACTATCGTAACAGAAAAGAAATATTCGTACCTTGATGCCGTGCTGAAAATGCAGGAAGATCATGGATTAGACTATTCTTTAATCGCAAAATTTATATCTCAACCACTCAAGGAAAAGCTTGAGAAGGAGGGTATGGATTTAAATCTAATAAAAAAAGGAAGAAACACTCTTCCGTTCGGTTGACTAAGAAGAGTGTTTCTGGTAAAATTAAAAAGCGGGGAGTTCCCGCTAAGAAAGAACTGGGTAGATCCCAGAGGAGAAAAAAATGAGTTTTAAGGATCTTAAGAGTAGGTCAAAGAACAGTATCAATGACCTGATGAAGAAGCTTGAGGATACGTCCAAGAAGGATTACAAGGATGATCGTTTTTGGCGACCTGAGCAGGATAAGCAAGGAAATGGATTTGCAGTAATTCGTTTTCTTCCAGAGATTGATGGCGAGGATTGTCCTTGGGTGAAGGTCTATTCACACGCATTCCAAGGCATGGGTGGCTGGTATATTGAGAACTCTCTCACGACTCTCAATCAGAAGGATCCAGTCAGTGAACTGAACAGTGAACTGTGGAACACTGGTTCAGAAGAGGATAAGAATATCGCTCGCTCGCGCAAGCGCAAGACCACTTATATCAGCAATATCCTTGTAATCAAGGATGAGGCAAATCCTCAGAATGAGGGTAAGGTGTTCCTCTTCAAGTATGGAACGAAGATCTTCGACAAGATTCAGGAGAAGATGAAGCCAGAGTTTAAGGATGAGCAGGCAATCAATCCGTTTAATTTCTGGGAAGGTTGCAACTTCAAGTTGAAGATTCGTAAGATCGGTGGATATACGAACTACGACAAGTCGGAATTCGATTCCACCAGTGCTCTGTTTGGTGGTGATGATGTTCGGATTGAAAAGATCTGGAAGCAGCAACACGCCCTTCAGCCTTTCATTGGACCAGAGAGTTTTAAGTCTTATGATGAACTGAAGAAGCGTCTGTTTGATGTTCTTGGCGGTGATATCCGTGGAACTACTCCAGCATCTAGCAAGACGGCAGAGGATCTTGATTCAGACGACTTCAAGGAGAAGCCATCTGCAATGAAGCAGAAGAAGCCGTCCCGTGTTGAGGACGAATCGGACGATGAGATTGATCCGATGAAGCTTTTCGAAATGGAAAGCTAAAACAAAAAACCCGCTCGTTTGAGCGGGTTTTCTTTTATCCCATCTTTGTTCGCCATTCGGGTATTCTGAATGTCTTGCCAAACATATCTGCAATAGATGAACTCCCACCATAAACAGAACCAAGATTGTTTGTGCCTTGTGTTATTTCTGCACCATCTGAACCACCAGACATATTGATTTGAGGTGCTGGCTGCTGCATTTGCTGTGCTTGTGGTTTATTATTCGTCACTTCAATCAATTTTGTTATTTCGCGGATGATTTTATCAGTTGTGGTTGTTTTTTCCTGATCTACCGCTCTGATGTCTGAATTTGTTTCATTTTTCTCGACACGCATATCACCACCAGATCTCATGTCACTTACAAACTTGGAGAACTCCTTGGACTTTTCCAAGGGAACAACCGCTTCGTTTTCGTGCAAGTATGCAACAGTTGGTGTCTTTACAAAGCCACCAGCTCTAAGAGCTGGCATAGCTCCAATGTTTTTGCCCATTCCATTTTTTGAACTTATAAAATTATTTTGTTCATTCTTGGAATTTGAAAGATTCACCATCTTATATGCAGAACTGACCCCATTTGTTTTTCCAAGTTTATTGGTGGTCTTTGAGTAGAACTTTTCGTGGATTTCATTTATTACCTCGCTGGATGGAATAAATGTATGATCAAAGTCCATGTTATTGGTTGTGTCTTCACTAGAAGAATGCAATTGATTTTTATTTTGTATTGAATTTTTCAACGATGTGATATTTTCAGCTCCTATTGTATCTGAAAATATCTTGCTGGTATCCATCGTCAGATTCGTAGCAATTGCGTTGTCTATGTTCTGCTTGTTTAAGATTGATTTTAATTTATTGGTTTTATTATCGATTATGGCGATTTTTTCAATGGCAACATTCTTAGAATTTTTATTATTTACTTGATTTTTATTATTTTTCTTTGAATTATTCGTTGTGGTTTTTTTATTAAAATTATTTGTTTTGTTTTCTACTGAAGATGGATTTGTAGAATATGTGGTTTCTACCGAATGTATCGTACTGGGGTTGATGTTTGTTGCATTTTTAAACAGACTACCCTCAGCAGTAGAGATTGCTTTATCGTTATTAAAGTTGATTTCAATATTATTAGATCTACTTGTATTTGTTAAATTCGATAGATTATTTGTCTTGTATTTTGAATCAAATAAAGACTTGGCTATAGATTTATTAACTTTTATATTTTCACTGATATAATTTTTAGAGTTAACCAGAGACTGATATGCCTTTTTAAGCTCTAAGGTATTTTCATCCATATTAGTCATTTCACTGGATGAATTTCGTGAAGATGTGGTATTTTCTATTTTACTATCACTTGTGTTTATATTATTTGATACTTTTTCTTGCGATTCTTTTTCGTTATTAATCAAATTTAAATTTGTCGAATATTTTAAAATTGGATTATATCTATCGAACGTATTGAAATACGATGAACTAGGATATCCATTGAATATGTTTTCAGATGATATTGAACTTTGATTTGAGCTATTGCTTGGTTGAGTTTCTGCTACAGTGTTTTGTGCATTGTTAGTAGTTTCAGCTGAATAATATTTTGTGTTTTTATTTTCTTCAAATCGTGGAGTAAAAATTCTATTACCGATCAATACGCTAAATGAATTGATTTTATCTGTTAATAGATTTTGTAAAACACTAGATTTTTTAGAATCTGTAGTTTGATTTTTATTTGAGACTACATTGTTTGATGATTCAGATTCAACTGAGCTTTGATCTCCAGATTGATCTGTGAGTTGTGATATTGTTTTATGATTTTCCGATTTTAATATTTCAGATGAATTATTTACAAACTCATTTAAATTTTGTATTTGGTTTAAATCTGCTGCATTTGTATTTTTTGTATTTAAAATATTATTTAAATTATATTTAAAATCTTTATCCGATGAAAAAGTATCTTGATTGGAATTTGCTGTAGATACTAATGTATTATTTTCATTTGATTTATTTGAAAATATCTCAGAATTACCATTCGTTTGTACTGTATTGCTTGGATAATTTAAAACCAGATTGTTCTTGTATCTTTGAATCAATACATTGGCTCTATTTACTGGATGTAAACTCGACTTTACTTTTGGTAAATCTACCTTGGTTGTATTCTCAATATTTTTATTTTCTGATGTATTATTTTCGCTTATCAACGATGATGATAAGTTTAAATTTGGTTTTTGAATTTTATTAGTTTCAGAGATATTATCGGTAGAATTATTGCTTGATGCAATTTCTATATTTTTTACCTCACTTCCAATATTATTTCGTGTATTTGATATACTAATATCGGAATTAGGCGAATCAACTTCAATAATATTTTTATTATTTTTAAAATTCTTTGATTCTATCGTATCAATATCAGTTGATGTAGTCTTTGTATCAGAAACTGTATTTTCTTCAGATGCAGATGAAATTAAATTATTATTCGAGATTTGTAAGTTTTTGTTCAGATTTGTTTTATATTCATCTATTAAAGTTGATAGGACTTGTGCTGTTCTATTTTCAGTGTTTTCTGAATTGCTAGTAGCATCTACAGTGCTATTATTTTTTGCATTAGTATTATTTAATTCATTATTATTTGAAAATGCAGTTGAAGATTTTGAATCTATTTTATTATTAGACTCATTTGAATTAGCAACAATAGAATTTTTAATATCTTTATCGTTTGATACAATTGAATTAAAATCATTTCTATTATTATGAATATTTTTATTGATATCCGTGGAGATATCATTATCATTAGTTAATGATTTGGTATTACTATTAGTTACGTTCTTATTGATATCTGTATTGACACCATGACTATTTGATACAATTGAATTAAAATCATTTCTATTATTATCGTTTAAAGTATTATCGATGTCTTTGATATTGTTAATTGTGTTTTTTATATTTTCATCTATATTTGAAATTGATGAATTATTTTGACTAGAATTTGTAGAATTAGATTCAGTATTCGAATCTATATTGTTCTTTGCAAGGCTATTTGAATAGTTTTCAGAGTTTATATTTGAATTCTTATTTGATACTATATTTTCTTCAGCTAAATTCTGTGTATATGAGCTGATAGAATCCGCGCTTACGCTTTCAGCTTTAGCCTGATTGAATATATTGGAATTATTATTAGTATTTGTCTTATTGGTATTTTGATTTGTATTGATTAGTCTGGTCGAATCAGTTGATGAATAATTTTCTCTAGATTCATTGATATTGCTTATATTGCTATTTGTCACTTTTGATAAATCAAACAACGGATTGTTCTTTATCGACAAAACCGATAGTTTAAAATTTTTATTTGATTTATTTCCAAATAAAGAAATTTTATTCAAATCACTTTTCGATGAATTTGATAAGTTGAAACCTAAACTTGCATTTAGATTGTTTGCGGTATTTTCGCTTCTGCTGATATTTTCAGAGTATTGATCTGGAATTATATTGGTAATGAAATATTTTATTATATTATTCGACCCATTCTGTTTTTCAGAATGCAGAGCAATCAGCTTTTTAAGATCAGCTTCTTTTCCTTTTCTAATCGAATCGTGTTTTTTTACTGGAGTTATTTCAGTCTGAAGTTCCTCTTTTTTTTCAACCTTATATTGCTCAGTATTGATCGCTGTTTTTTCGATCCTATTGTCTTCTGGCAATGAAGGAAAAAGAACAGATTTTAATCTTTCTTTCAATTGACTTTTATCTGTTTGATCTTGTGACTGATTTATCTCCATGATTTGTTCCATGTTTTATTCTTGGTCTTTTCCTTTTCTACATCTGCTTTTAGCTGTTCGATGTAGATGTCTCTCTCCCAGGGCAACATGGTTTCTAAATCACTTAAAGAATATTTATAGTGCTTAGTCAAGATATACATTATCTCAAAATAATTTCTGAGTGATATATGACTAAGGGTTAGGAAAAAAAATCCTTTATCCCCTTGAGTGTTAGCTCTCTAACCTCCAAATCTTTGGTCTGGTATTGAACTTTGATCTCAAGCGATGGCATTTTCTCAAAAAATGCTATTATTTTTTCGTACTGGGAGCTGGTCATGTTCTCCAGAAAGTCTTTGATCTCGCTCTTGGAGAAGTTATCTGCCTCTACCTTTTCAGTTTTATCTTCAAAAGAAATGATGCAATTTGAAACTAGCGTGTTGATGTCCCCACTGTCGTCTATCAAATCGCCAACTGATGGGTAACGCATGTGCAATATAAAGTTATTGCCAAGCTCTATTGATTCTGGATTTTCGGTGATCTTTAGATTTATTTCATTTAAATCCACGGACACGACATGGGATTCACCAGTCACTGGACATACTATTTTGGGGGCTATAAGTTCACCGACAGATTTTGCTCTTAGTTTAAGGAAGCAATATTCAACCTCAAATAGAGGGAGTTTTCTGAAATCTACATTTTCAGAAAAGCAAGCTTCGAGAACTTCTATTATGCCATTGTAGATTTCTGCTTGGGATGATGTTTCCTCAAGAATTAGAAGCTTTTTCTCTTCCTTGACGAGAAATGGTCTAAATTTTGTTTTTATCTTGCTGTAAGGTAAGTCGCATGAATATTTTGGCAAAGATTCCGTCAGAGCATTTTTTAAATTCATATTTTATTCCTAATTATTTATTTGGTCAAATTCAATCAATAGATCCGAATTTACTTCTAAATTATAAAGCTTTCTAAATGCAAAATTAACAACATAAGTTGGATATCCAGTGCTCTCTGCGGTTAAGCTGATGGGTAGGAGAGAAAGTGGATATGCTTCGTCCAGTAATGTCATGGAGCTAAATCTAACTGGCTTTTCTGGTCTGTGAAGATTGCTTACGGTTTTCAGCGTAGAGATGTATATCTTTCCAACATAGCTGAAATACGGTCTAGCGTATTCATAATATTGATCTTCGTAGTTGCCTTTATTTATGATGTAGTCCATCCACTTCTCGAAGAAGTTTCTTTCTGCCCAATCCTGATAAATGACAAACGACATAGTCACCTCATCGAATTCATGCATCAATGGAACTTTTCTATTGGTTCCCCACAGAGACTGAGGTTGCCCAGCATTGTATGTTGTAAGGGCTCTTTGTGGTATGTTGACTTCATTTGGGTATGTGACAAATGAATCCTCTGGAGTAACAAACTCAACGATATATCTGCTAGCAAACTGTATCCCATCCCGTCTAACTATGTTAGATCTTAGGTTTGATACTGTTTTTGGTATGAAGTTTTCTGGTGCTTTGGGAAATTTGTCTGCCATTAAAATATCTCTTTTTCGGTTAAAACCATAAATTTAATATTATTTTGTTCGCAAAATTGTTTTGCGGCAGTCCATTTAGCTTGATTTATCAGATACGTCTGCATGTTCTTGCTAAATGTCTTCTTTGACACCGATTCCGTCATTACTGGTTTTTTTGTCTGCTTGAGTGGTTTTATCTCAACTAAAATTGTCGATACAGTGTTATCTTTATTTTTTTTCTCCAGAATGAAATCTGGTATATAGTAATGGAGTTGATTGTCTAAAGGCGACTGATATGGGATATTGAATTTTTCAAATCCCCAGCGTAAAATATTTTTATTTTCGTCTAAATATTTACAGAATTTTCTTTCCCATAGAGATCTACAGACGATGTTGGATGGATCGCCTATATATTTTGATACATTCTTTGGGAAAAATTTGTTTCTGTACGCCACCAATTTATTTATCAGAAAAAAATGCTAGTCCAACAAATATATCCAACTAATCCAAAATTAAGAAACGAAATACCACTTTGGCTTAAGTTTAGAGCCTTTGAATATCTCGGCTTTGGTGGTAGATATGTAAATGCTGGCGGTGATGCGGATGGAGTTATGCCATCTCCACCAAGAATGTTGGCTACCATATATGTACCAGCCCCAACCCTACTAACTAGTGGTGTTAGCAATAAATTCAACGAAACTCCAGCCAAAAATCTATTTGATAATTTCTTATCGGCATTAAACGCCTTGGGAAATGTTGCTGGTAAAAAAACCGCAGTAGGTGCTTCTTTACTAGCTGGAGCACAAACTGCTACAGCTCTTTCAAGCTTTGCCGATATATTCTATGGCCTAGGTGGTTACTTTTTAGATATAGTTCCGCCAGATTTTAATGATAATATCTATGCTGGAACCAATAAAAGAACATTTAAATTCAACATAGTCCTACCATGTTTAACAGATGAGGACTCATTTGCGGCCTTTGCCATCGGTCGATCATTCGAAGCTCTCAGCGTAGCTTATACGGGATCATCTGTTCTTGCATTCAAACACCCCCCTATGTGGGGATTTGGAGTCGGACCTGGTACTGGTCCATTCATAGACTACACTTGGCTGACGGATCCACAACTATGTTCCCTTGCATCGGTTGCTGTAAATAGATCCGCACCAGACGGTGGATCATATGCGGTATTCACCAAATATGGACTAAAGCCATCGGTAACAACCATATCGTTGAATTTCGTGGAAATAGAACCAATCTACCGTCTAAATGGATCACTCAATATGATATCAAGATCCCAAGCACTAGCTTCAGTAATATCAAATTCCTCTGGGGAGATATTTGGATAATGTATTTTAATTCATTTCCAAAAACTTCATACACCATAAATGGAAGAACCGAAGAGGTACTTGACATATTTCGTAAGGTTTCTATTGCAAAGGCAACAAACAATACTTTATACAATGAAGTGGTGGTAACTGATTCTGATACGTTGGAATCTTTGGCTGAAAAATACTATGACGACCCAAAACTATCATGGATAATTGCGGTCATCAACGATATAGTCAATCCAATCGAAGAATTCGTAAAATCAACGGCATTGCTGCAATACTTGTTTGAAACCAAGTACAAAGGCACTATATTCTATCTAGAAGAAAACATAGATTTGCTTCCTGGGGATATATTGATATCCGTAAATTCCAGTACATCGCTGGATACATTGCCAGAAAACTTACTATCAACTGATTTGAATACGGCAAAATATTGTTTTGCCAATACTTATAGCAACGAATTCAGATATACGAGAGTCACGAACATAAGTGAAACATTCGTAGCTGGAAATAAAATTGCAGCATTCAGAAAAACTGGAAATGTTCTAAATCTTGTTACATTCAAGAAAAAAACCAATATCGGAGATGCGGAAACCAATGCTTGTGTGATGGAGATCAAGAGAGTAGACGAATATCTAAATTCTCCAGTTTACATGTACAATACATCCGACAATTCAATATTATCTCCATATCAAAAATTTTCAACTACGATTCTGATAAACGATTTCGTCAAACTCGATGCAAATGGAACTTATGCGAACATAGCCGATGACAATGCATTTAGGCAATCCATTCTTTATCATGTAATAATGGATGGTCAGGCGGTAAATAATGTTGCGTATAAAAAACTAATAACCGATATACAAGAAAAAAATGAAAAATATAGAAGAATAAAGATAATTCCACGTGAAGTTCTTCCATCATTTTTAGATACATTCAACTCTTTGATATCATCTACCAACAATACATCTAGAATAATAAGTACAAAGGTTTAATATGGCTGGAAATTTTCCATTTGCAATTGATTCATTAAAATCTATAAGAATACAGAAAAAAGACGGAACGGGAATCAGTATTTTTCCATGGAATGTAAATTCCACGAATCCGTTGATTTCATTCTCCATTAATGAAAATATATTTGCTCCATTGATGACTGGAACCATTGTTGTCAAGGATGTTGGTGATTGGTCGAACGAAATGAAATTAAATGCGTTCGATGAAGTTCATATTTCTTTGAATTTTCAGAAAAGAGATAACGAGTTATCTGGTTCCGACGAGAGTTCAAATATTAAAAAGCAAAATTTAATATTTGAAATCGTCAATGTAAAAAATACAGTAGACATTGCAAATACAGCATATCAGAATTCACTGGAAACTTCCAAGATACTAACAATAGAGTTTGTAGCCAAAAGCATATTGTCAAGTGAATTTTTGTCCTCTCTGCTGGAAGATGATAATTTCATTGGACCAATAATAAAATCAGAACCAGCAGTGGTTACATTGAATGGTGAAAACAAAACCGAGATAAAGATAAAGGGGTTCAATCAATATCTACAGGAAAAATTAAATATAAACCTAGATGGAACACCAACATGGAATGTTTGCTATCTGAAAAAGAACAATCTATCGTATCCCTGGGGCAAGCTCAAGGGCCAGCCAAGTATATTGCAAACACTTCAGTATCTTGCGGAAAATGCAACGGAATTCAATAATCCCGAAGCAGCAAATTATCTTTTCTGGCAAGATATAAATGGATTTCACTTCAAATCGATCAATTCGCTGATATCAGAGAATATTTCGGCTTCCGATGATATCGTTTTTGATTTCAGCGACTTGGATCTTAAGACAACTAGCATAAGAAGTTTCAATACATTAAGTGAATTTGATGCGTTGAATCTGATGAATGCTGATACGTATTTCTCATGGTATGAAAGAATCATACCAGATTATGCTGATCCATATCTAGACTTTGTCGATTCTTCGGATTCTCTAATCAGAAAGAAGATAGAGTACGATATTGAAACTGAATATGATTACATCAATCATATAGAATCTGGAAAGATATTTCAAAAGGGAATAACAGTAGATGTCGATCAGAAATATTCAAAATATACAGAGAGCAAGAGAAAAGACGATGATATCTATGGTTATTTTTCAAAGAACAGATACAACACTCCCCATCCACAGGAATGGGACTATCTTGGCATAACAGCCGATACCAGACTATCAAACGTGGTCTGGCAAAATCAATATGATCTGGATGATGAGGTATATCCAGAAATTTTATATGCTTATGATAAATTGGTGAAAAAGGACTTGGTTAAAAACAGACAAAAGTATGTTGAGCTGAAAAATGCCAAGAGAAAATGGGAAGTATACAGATGTTCGGTCTGTTGCTCCAATGAACCTGGTGGAACAGCTGATGCCAAAATTTTAGCTGGACTTACTGGAAATGCTGGAGACTATGTTTACTACTTTGGACCAACTGGAATATTTGGAGATCTTACAACAGAAGGCTATGGAATAGTTGCAGCTGGTGCATTCACCGATACAGTCAACTATATGCCAGGAGTTACTGGTGTAACTGGCAATGGATTGACTTTCTCCTATGATATGAATTCTTATCCCTATAATCAAACAATAGGAGAGTTCTATCATTTACAGCAAAACTTATCTACGATTAATAATCAAATTAATAGAACTATTACAGAATATCAAACGGAATTGGCAAACATCAATCCGTATATTACAAGAATAGAAAATCAATTTTTGCCAAATGTAGATTCGTGGATCAGTGCAGCTGTAGACTTAGCATACACCAATTTAACTCCAGGCTTTTTGCAAACTTGTTCAAATCCCCCGCAAGATAACACCCCAAATGGTGGTCCAGGAACTGGAATTAGATGTTGCAATGTTTACAATGATTTTAATTGTTATTTATTTGGAGTAAATAACGATTATCCAACGTCATCGGAGGAATTATATTACTATAGATCCCAGCTGAATGGAAACGATCTAAGATTTGATTTTGGAAGTCATATTTGTAATATAAAGAAACTACCATTATATGTAAATCTACAATTCAATCCAGATAAATTTGGGGAATATCCAACTGACTTCTCTGGATATTGGAATAAGTTTGTAAATTATTCCTACACATCGAAGACATATCCATACTATGTCACTCCAGCTGCTGGATTAGTTTATCTATTATTTGGATGTCCAATAGTAGTAGATGGGCAGATGGCATATCAACTTCCATTCCAGAAACCAGGGTTTCTATATGCTTGCTCAAAGACAAAACTATTGAGTGGAGAATACTATAGAACATATCAGGATCCAAATTTCGTACCAAATGACAATAATAAAATCGATGTTACTGATGAAAGCAGCTGGTTGAATCAAGACCTAAATGATGGTGTTGACAACGAAACAATTTGGTGTGCAACATGCCTTGATCCTATAGCTCTACAGGGAGCTAAGTATGAATATGCAAAAGTTCTAAAACAATTGAAATTAAGAAAATTTGTTTTGGAAAATTTAATAGCAAAACTACAAAATATTCAAAATACATTCAATCAAAAATATCAAGAATTTTTAAATAGAAAAGCATTTTTCATCTCAAAGAATCCATTCGATCCGCTCGAAATCGGAAACATAGTAGATAAAAAATCACCAATTAATTTATTCAATATAAAATCCATAAAAAGAAAACCTATTCGTGGAAGCAAATATGAAATATTAGCTAAGAGAATAGGAATTACAAGTGGTGTTGGAACATACGTTTATGATGTTTTCTTTGGAGACGATAGATCTCGAAATCCAGGCATAACTGGAAATCATCCATATTATGATCAAAAATACAAAACATTTAGAAACGATAGCACACAACTATCGGTCAACTATGCTACCAAACCAGGATTTGATACAGAAAAAAGAGATTATGCAGATGCATATTATTATGATGATAATTTGAATTACTTGGTTGGTCCACCAGGATTAGATCCGACTACATTCCCAGATGATCTAGGTGCATCTTTAATATTGCCATCTGGAGTATTCGCGGCAAACAATCTAAGTTATCCTTCTGGAGCGACATTGGATCCAGCTGGCGCAATATCTTCATATCTGCCAGCGAATACATCTCTTGATACAATAACAAACAAGTATAACATATTTACCAATGTAGATAACAAGAAAGCACCCTCGCTGATAAAAGAGGAAATTGCATCTTATGTTAGAATCGAATTCACAAATCCAATAGGATTGGATAGACTGGTGGATTTCCCAAATGGATTTATACGGGATGCTGGAAGTGAATATTTCCTACCGTACATCGTTCAGCTTACAGCTGGACCAAATGGAAGACAAACAATACAAAATAACGTAGCAGTCATAGGAATAGATCCATACGGATTTGATGTCGCTGTTAAGAAGAACAAGACAAAAAATTCATATTCAGACTATAAGGAATGGGGACATTACTGGTGGCATACTCCAGTTAATAAATTGCGATTGGAAAATAAGACCAAAGACATAACTGAAATGTCCTTATGGTCCGAAAAGCAGTTTGAAAATGAATTTACATATTTTGAAAACAACGGATCGTATATAACTGATATCGGTCAAGATTTCACCGAGTATGATAATTACGTTGGTTCTGCTGGGCCTGTTTTACTGAACATAGGATCTAATGTTCCAAATGGAGCCTTTTATCCAGACTACAGATCGAACTATTACTACTTTAGTCTAAACAATGGATTGAATAATATTCTGACTCCAACGGATTACTTCGTTCCAATCAGGGATCAAACAACAACAAATTCGTATATAAAATCACCAAAACCATCAATAACTAAATCGATAGCGAATGCGAAATATGGTTCTTTCAATCTTATTGGATCGCATCTTCATTGCAATGTTAGAAGAAGCTGGTATGATTTTACCTTCCCATCTAAACTATATTTCAACACTTTACTGAATAGAATAGCAAACTTCAACAACTACAAGCCAAGCATTAGCATACCAATATTTGAAGTGAAAACAATGTTGACTGGTGATGATTTTGCTGCTTTTGGTGGAAATGACTTCTCCTTGGCGGTGGAAAATTCAATCAAGCTGAAGAATACGGCTCCACTGAGGGCTTTCCTACAAACAAATAGTATCAACAACATAATCGTAGATAACAATGACTTTGGTGGCGATTCGCTATTGACTCAGTTCTCTGGAATTACGTTTACGGCTCAGAATGCAATCCAGCAAATATTCTCCGATGATATCGAATTTTATCTGAACACAGACTTTACAATATATAAACCAGGATTGCTCACGAAGCAAGTCTGGAAATATGATGTGTTTGGGGAAACTGAATATGGATTGACCAGTCCACCAACACTACCACCAGAATATGATCTGTTTGACAATAATTTTGCCGCTCAGTTCGTGGTATTCTCACAAGCTACATCAGAATCAAATATCTGCAAAAAATTAAAGCTGAAATGCTTGAATCCAAAGGGTCCAGTATCCAATACCGATTGCCCAGAGAATGATCCATACTGCAATTGCCCAGCAAAAAACATAATGCCAAAGGAAAGAGAACCTAGCTATAAGGAACTCGCCGTTGCTTTTGATGAAACGAAGGAATGCAAACTAATAGAAAAGCATCTTGGTAAGGATTACCTTGGATGTATTCTATCGGATGATCAGAACGTTTCCTCCTGCAATTGTCCAGAGCAAGGAAAATATTTCCCAACGTTCCTGAACACGATAAGATCAAATGCCACGTTCTACGTAACGCCTCCAGAAACCCCACTCAGAAGACAAGCCCAGATGATGCTGTTCAACGCACAGAGGGCAGTGATGACCATTTATCCAAACGATCAACTCAAGATCGGTAGCATAATTACCATCAAAAAGCCAAATCCATCGATTCAATATGCCAACAGATATGATCGGGTGAGTGGAAAATGGATGGTTACGGGAATCACCAGAACTTTCAAATCGACAAACATAGAATTTATGGTTGTTTCCTTGAATCGTGACTCCTTCTATCAGGAAAAAGAAGATCCACAAACACCAGGGACATATAAAAAGGATATATTCTGAAATAAATAAAGAATAGAAAGAATACAAATGGTAGCATACCCCAATCAAACTCCAAATCTAGGAAGTTTAAATTTTGAAGAAATAAAAGAAAGTTTAAAGAACTATCTTAAGAATCAAGATAATCTTCGAGATTTTAATTTTGAGGGATCTGTGATGCAAACTATTTTGAATGCACTGGCATACAACACGTATTACTATGCATTCTATGCTAACATGGTGGCAAATGAAACTTTTCTAGATTCTGCTCAAAGAATAGACTCTATAATTTCACTATCTAAGCCACTTGGATATTTTGTTCCACTTAAATCCTCATCAAAGGCTGTTATCAATGTATTCGGATTATTGGATGATATTCCAGAATATGCTCATTTCTATGGGGTAGATTCGGATGGAATCATCTATTCATTTTATACGATATCATCATATCAAGCAGTAGATAGCGATGCTTTAAACGTTGAAATATATGAAGGAAAACGAATCTATACGGACTTAAATGTGACGAATAGATTTGATTTTGTAAAGCAAAGATTTTTCATAAACGATCCAGATATCGATGTCAATACATTGAAGGTCAAGGTTCAATTAGATGGATTGAACAATCCAGCAAACACAAAAGATCCCTGGGTTTTGGCCGATACACTGGGAAACACAACAACCGCCAATCAAAACGTATATTACCTAGAACGAGTAAACAATGGAGTATATGTTTTATTCGGAAAAACCAACAGCCTTGGTAATTCTATAGCTGATGGATCGGATCAAGTCTTCATCGATTACTTGGCTTCTAGTGGAAGTGCTGCAAATGGAATCGTAGCTTTCTCTTTTGTTTCTCCAACGGAAATAGCTGGCAATTTGAACATCGGATTGCTCAAAGCTTCTTCTGGTGGATTGGATGAACCAAATCTAGACTTTGTAAAGTTTATCGCGCCAAGAGCATTTGCATCCCAGAACCGAGCGGTTACAAAGGACGATATAAAGGCATTGATAGCCCCATTCTTCACATCTCCATCGGAGTTCAATGTATTTGGTGGAGATGAAACATTTCCAAGAATGTATGGAAGGGTATTTTTCACTGCGGATCTAGATCCAACACAAGAAGGTGATTTGCAGAAAATTCAACAGATATACAATGTTCTTAGAACAAAATGTGTAGTCACCGTCATTCCAGAATTCACATTGCCAAAGCAAAGAGATGTTCGAAACGATGTGAACTATCGTCTGGCAACAAATAGGACATACTCACAGTCCGAGCAACAGGCGATTAGAAATGGAATCAAGGCATTGATGAATAACAACTATGACAGTGATGGCCAATATAATTTCACATTCAATGCCGTAGATGCAATTGCAGAAATTCAATCGACGTATCCAGATGTAATAATAGAGCCTTCAGATTTCTCATTTACATATACCGAGACATTTACCGAAGACGGACCATTGTCCCTAAATTTGGAAAACGAGCTCGACATTCCTCTATACACAGACTTTGAGATCACTGGAGAATATAAAAATAAACTTAATCAAACGATCAAGTTAGTTGCCTTCATACAAGCTGGACAAAATCAATTTGAATTTATAAATCTAAAAACTCTACTTAAGTCTGGCAACAACTTCCTGGTATCAACCGAGGTCAATGGAAGAATAAACATAAAGCGCGGAGTAATTGAGATATATGACAATAGATTGAGTGGAACGCCAGTAACTGTCAGTGTCCCATTCAAAAATAGTTATTTTATATCGAATGTAAACAACAAGTTCAGATTCAGAACATCATCAGTAGAACTAAAATAAAATGCTATCTGGATATTTAAATAACTCAGTAAAAAATATTAATCATACCTTAGCCGAATTTTTGGTTGATATATCCACTGAGTATGATCAAAACTATGCTGATATAACATTCAGAGCTGCTGAAGCAAATCAACAACTTGATCCCCTGCAATTTAATCAAACTTCTTGTGTTACCAATTACGATATTTCCAGATTGATTCCGAATTGGGTTATAGCCGAGAAGTCTTCAAAAATAGCAAAAGGCGAATCGAATGTAATTTCCGTATTTGACTTTTTGCAGAAGTATTATGATTGGCTATATTGCGATTCTGCCGATGGTTCTCAATATGCTCTGGCTAATAACTTATTGGATATAATCGACGTAGAGAGAACAAGAGAAGAATTCTTAAAAAGAATATACAGCGTATATTTCAAGCCATTCCCATACGATGATGTGAAGAATGATGCAGATCTTGCATTTGATTTGAACAAGGCCAGAGAATTTATAGTAGGAATAAAGAAAAATCTACATGGAAGAAAAACCAATCTAGAATCAATTAATTATTTCTTTACTAAACTATTCTCAATCGATGAAACCGACATTTCAGTTTATTACCCAAAGACTGAAGTTCTGCGGCTCAATGGTGGAATGTTTGCCAATGATTATTTTACATTCGCTTCCGCTACGGGCGCGTATGCAGACACGAACAGCCTTGGGTCTGGATTGAATATTTCAAGATTCCAGGATAACGACTGGTTTCAGGATTGGTCGTATCTACTGTTCGTAAACAACTATCAAGAAAATTTAGTTTTACGGGATGCGTATCTGAAGTCATTGCACCCAGCTGGACTTCGTTTGATCTACGGAAAACAAATTTCAGATTATCAGGGACCAGGTGTGGCTGATGAAACCAGCATTGTGTGTGAATATCCAATGCTGAAAAATTATGCAGCATATTCAATGACATTGAGTTATGGTGCAATTGGATCTGAATACGGAATAACCTTGTATGGTCTTACTGGCTGTTCTGGTTGTGATGGTTCATATAGAACTCCATCAGCAACAGGATTTACTGGTCCAATCCACGTTCTACCAACATGGACTGGAGCGATAACACAAACAAAATTCTTCGATATAAATATTTTAAGTTTCATTGAGCTCTGCTACAGTAGCGGAATTACTAGCCCAAACGACGATAAATCTTGCGCGAATTGCTAAAATGTTAAATAAATCAAATACACTAAAATCGTATTTAAGAGATATTGGAAGTAAGAACCAGGTGTTTTTTCTGTTCGGAAATACACCAAATAATATTTCTAGCAATACAACAACTAGCAGTATTGACATTTGGAGAACATCCGAAATGTCTTATCGCGTTGGCAAAAAAGATTCGATTGCCGTGGTTCCAAATAGAACATGGGCCGCAGGAAATGTTTACAATTACTGGATGAGTGGAGCTAGAAATACTGACTCCTATTATGTCTGGAACAAGACAAACAATATTGTATATCTTTGTGTTTCCAATAATTCCTTAAATAGAAAAGACTTATCACTAACCAATGTTTCCACACAGATTCCAAATCACCCATATGGATTGAAAACATATGCCGATGGATATACTTGGCTACCATTGTACAAAATAACAGCAGATCTTCTAAGATTCGTCAACTCAACGTGGATGCCAGTAATTTCTTTTGATGATTTCAGGACAAATGATACTTCAAAATACAATGGTGCTGAACGATTCTGCAATGGAAGTCAAAGCTCATCAATAAACTGCGCCGTCTATTTCAACAACACCAGTCAAATAGAAACAACGTTTGGAAATTTCACCACATACAATCCAGGTCAGATATATTTGTCCTTCAGATCTACGTGCCAGCAATGCTATTATCTTTTTGAGAATGATGATAGATATACTTCCGTTCAGTATTCGACATCAATACCTGTTCCACAATCTATAGTAATAAAAGATAAATTCGATCAGATAGAAGAGTTGGTTACAACAAATCAAATATCTACGGCATCTCCATATCATGCATTATATACGATATCTGCAAATGGTCTTCCAGACGGTGGTATAGTTTCTGCAATTATCGATCTATCAGCCTTTAACAAGGAAGATTTAGTTATCGACAAAGCCAATTCTGAAATAACCATAACAAGTTCATCTGGTTCTGGAGCTTCACTTAGATTCATAACGCACATAAACACCAATGGCGAACATATAATAGATGGAGTTGCCTTGACCAACTCTGGTGAAGGTTACAAGGATTACCATTTATCAATCGATTATTCTAAATTCCCCTACTTGTCGAGCACACAAGTAGATCAATTAATTGCTTCCATTGAAATAAATCTTGACATCCTGGATGGATTAAACTTCGATCCAGTTGCTGCATTGTCTGCTGAAAATATAATGTTTGATATTCGAGTAGAAACAAATGTCCTAAAGCAAGAAGGACTATCAATACCAAATCGCATTAATTTCTATGCTTTGGTTGAAAATCCAATAGAAGTATTGAACGATGGTCTGGAAATTACAGCTGGCTCACAATATGGTAAAGACAACACTTATGTAGAAAAAACAACCAGCAAGTTGGTTCTAACTGGTATCCCAGATCCTGGACTAGAACCTGGAATCGTAGGTGAGGCCACTCTAGACAATGGAAATCTTCTATCGGATGTTGATGTAACAAACATTGATACTACAGGTGGATCCCTGAAGGTAGAGATTAATAATATTAACTATTCTGATGTGTCAAAAATTTCAACTGTTACGTTAAACTCAACCGTATATGCTGTTGATTCGGTCGAATATAAACCAACATTCAAGCAATATAGTGGTAAGGTAGCACAGACAAAAGTCTTGAATAGTCCCTTGACTTTTGGAAATGCTACGACCGATACAGAAAATACAAAGATTTTTCGTATAAATATCGTAAAAGGATTTTAATTAATGGCACTAACTCCATTTTCACTGTTACCTTTGCAGACTAGTACATATTTGTCTAGAATCTCATCCTTCATGGATAGACGGGCAAATTATGTACTAAGTGGATTTAGACCAGGATTTGCCCTACAAGCTGCTGAATTAAATGAGTTACAGGAACAAGTTTTAGCAAATCAGACTCTGACAAATAGATGCCAAAATACATGGAAAGATTTGTATGCTACAGCAAATCCTTTCTGGGATGGAACTACCCCATATAATCCCACCCTACTAACTGTGTCTGGAGCCGCAGGAACAATTACGGTAACAGCTACTAAAGGTTGGTATTATCTAGTAGACGCGGTTTTTGCTGGAACTGGAATTTTAAATTCTGGATTTGGATATTGGATTAATCTACCACAAGATTTAAGCATTTCTGTAAGTTTTGGGGAGACATCCACAACAGTAACAAGATATGGATTCACATACATCGTAAGCGATATCAATGCTGCAACTGATGATACATTATACGATCAATCAAATGCTGCAAATGCAAACATGACTGTTCCTGGGGCAAATAGAATTAAAATCGATAATATTCAACTGGTCAAATATAGTTCATCCTTAAGCAAATTCTCAACCCTTTTTGGTGCAATCAGAACATCACAAAGCCAATTTACATTGAATTGGCCCTATGCAAACTACACACAGGTATTCGCAACAGGTACAAATTAATTGGATAAAAAATGGCTATAGATAGAGACACACAAATATCACAACTGAACTCAAATAGTTCATTTTACGATTGGTTTCTAAAAGAAAATACTGAAATCATAGAAAAATTAAATTTAATCAACACCTTCACAGTTGAAGGTGGTGATGGAATAACTGCTCCAATTGCGTTGACTGGAAAGGCTACAATCAGCCTTAGTGGAAAAGTTGATAATGGTATTTCTTTCAATGGCCCTGTTTATTTCAATAATTCTGTTGCCATTCCAAACATTTCAGTACGAGTAAATTCAATCAATTCAACTGTTGGTGGATATACTTTCGGTACTCCAGTCAGAGTATATTGGGATACCGCAACTGGCTTGAATAAATACGAACCAGCCAGAGGAAATGATCCAGATCAGGCTGAAGTCTTCGGCGTTGTATCTGAAATAACATCGACATATTCATATGTAACTTTGTTAGGTCAAATAACAGGAGATTTTACTGCTGTAAATTCCAGAGGAATTGGTCTTACCGCAGGCTGGATTTACTTCTTGAATCCAGGTTCTACTGGAATGATTACTGATGTGGAGCCAATTCAAACTGGACAGGTATCGAAGCCAGTTATCATGGGAATTACTGGAAACGTCGGTATGGTTCTCCAGATGCGTGGTAATTATCTAAACTCTGAAGGATTTAGTGGCGGAACTGGTGCTGTAGATAGAATTATCATCAATACAGGATCATCTGCTGTTCTGACTTCAACTACAGTTGTCGAAGGAACTATGGTTTCTCTTATCGATGTTCAGGGTCAAGCCAGAGCAGAAATGATAGCTCTTGGGTATGAACTTTATGGTGGGGTTGCTGGAAGCGATATTCCAAATGGATACGCTTTGATAGCATCGATGACTGAAAGATCTATTTCATGGTCAAATCCACCAGCAAGTGGTGTGGTTGAAATACGACCAGAAAATTCACTTGGAATAGTTACCGATGTATTTAATATTGGTGGCCTTGGATTCCTAGAAATAACTCTACATGGCTTTGCCGATATATTCAATTCGTCGGCGGCTGGAACATATTATCTGAATCCATTGTATGATGCATCAGATCCAGTGACAAATCCACAATATACTAAGACTCCATCTGAACATATTGCATATATTAAGTATTCTACCAACGGAGCCGTAATAGTAAACAAACCAAAATCTGGATTTGTTGCAAATAGGTCTTTGCCAGCTTCAGCTGCTACCTATATCACGGCAGATGGAGCAAGTGGTGGACTAAATCAAGGAATCAACTATCTTGTCAATGGAAACTTCCAAGTATGGCAGAGAGATAGTGTAGGCAGAGAAGCAGCATATACAACAACTGGTAATGTGATCTTTGCTGATATGTGGAGAAGACACGATGATGTCACGGGGTCTAATGGATCGAAGAGTTATTCTATAATAAGAAGCGAATTCGATGAATATCAGACCGAAATCGAAGGAAATCCACAATATTATATCGATATAAAGCATCTAGGTCTTTCTGCCATTGGTGCATCTGGAACTTCTGGTGCATATGCAGATTACGACCACTTGATGGTTGGACATGTCATTCCAGGAGCAAAGAAATTTGATCTAAACAATCTAAACGTCAAGTTCTATGGAAAAGTTTCGTCCGATCTATATCCAGTTGATGTTTATTTCAGCAGATATTCTGGTGTGTCTTTGATAGACTACAAGAAGATTGGAACTGCAAATCTAACTGGAACATGGCAACCATTTACATTCAATTCATCGATTGAAGCTTTGGAAAACAATGGAATCGACATTGATCTAGACAATGATTACTGTGAAGTTGGTGTTGATTTCATTCCACTGATGGAACAGGCTAATATCAATGGAATTACTCTTGGGCAGAACGTAACCGTAAGTCTGGCATCATTCGTTGCCACAATCGGTTCCAGCATTCCAAATGCAATATATCTTGATTATCCAGACCAACTCCGTTATTGCCAGCAATTCTACTATACAAATTACGATGTAAATCAGACCATTGGATCGATAACTATGGCTGATTTAGCAACACCAACGCAGAATTCGCTGGATATGTTCATTCAACCAAACAAAGCCTGCAATATGCTTCGTTGGCCAACTAGAATGAGAATTACACCAACAGTCACGATATATTCTCCGCTATCTGGTGTGGCAAACGATGCATACAACAAGACTGCTCAGTTAGACATGAGAAATACTTCTGGAACTGTAGGATATGCAAATGCAGTACGCGAGTCTAGATTGAATGCAACTACACTCACAGCTACTCCATCGATACATGGTGCAAATATATGCGCTCAATCTGGCTATGTAAACTATGATGAAATATATTTCAATGTTGTAGCAAATGCAGACTTCACGATATGAGGTAATACATGCCATCCGCAAGCAATACCAGCAATAGCTCAAACATAAGATCGTCTGAACTAAAAATATCAGTTCAGCGTGCAAACTCTGGATCAAGATTACTGGTTAATCTAACTAATCAGTACGCTGGATTTCTAGCACCAGGGCTTACTGGTGGTGATGTCATTCGATTTGATGTTGCCTTGAACGGATACACAAGAGCAGTTGCAAGTTCGCTTGCATCATCTGAAGTATTTGGAATTGTAGAAACAGTAAATGGAGATGGATCCCTTAACGTTGTAACTTATGGATCTATCAATTATCCATCAAATAGACTAATCAATTTTGATGGGCCAAATTTTGGTGGAAACGATGTTTACTTTTTAAGTGAATCACAAGCTGGAAGATTACAGAATCTTCCCCCAAGTAATCTTGGAAATATAGTAAAGCCAGTTTATCAACGAGCCCCACATGGAGCTGAATTCACTGGAACTGTTGTCAATTACGTTGGATATTCAATAATAGACATAGATTAAAATGAGTCTAGATAAAAATTATTCCACAATAAACAAACAGACAAAAGTCTTCGATATAGATGAAGGGTCTAGATTTAGCTCTAGAATAATTACTAAACTATTATTTGGAGAATATTCGGCGGGAATAACGGTTGGGGATGTTATTCATTTTGATAGCATAGCAAATCAGTTTGTTCGTTCAATGGCAAATGATTCTGCAAATGCAGAAGTATTTGGAATAGTTGAAACTGTTGGATCTGATTTATCCTTAAATGTTGTTACAAATGGATCCATAACACTACCAGCAAATAGATTAGTTAACATAACTGGAACTAATAATGGTGGCAATGATATTTATTTTTTAAGTGGAACTAGTTCTGGATTTTTACAAAATTGTGGTCCAACATTTACAGACATGATAATAAAACCAGTATATTATAATGCTCCACACGGATCTTTTACTGGTTTGGTTAGAAATTATCTTGGTTATGTAAATAGTATAACAATAGAAGATTCAAACCCACTAGTTCTTAAGGTAGTAAATGTATCGGACGATCTTTCTAAGATTTTACTATTTAATCCATATACATTTACCTTATTTGTCAGAAATTTAACGTTTAATGGATTATTTTCTACCACGCAATTACATTCTTCTAGGCTTTCCAATATAGCAATAGATCCAGGTCTAGATTTAATTGATTTTAATATAAATTCAAACTATGAAGGCAAGGTATCAAACGATGGAAATACAATTTTATTATTTGCAAAGCATACAAATAAAGTATATTGTATTTCCATATCTGGATCCACTTATACTTTAAAGAGCATAATCAACGTTGATATCGCTGGATCACCAGAAGATAAATTATGGGCAGCAGATGATGAATTGACTTCAATGGTAGTTTCTACGCGATCATTGAATAGAGAACCCAGCACAATTGACTGTAGGCATATTACACCATCAATATCCTCTAAGATAAAATATTATAGAAGAAGTGTTAATAATATAACTGGATTTAAACATAAATGGAAAAAGTGTCATGAACGTAATGCAATAGGATTTATTAAAGATAGTCAGGACAATGAAAATTTTGCTATTCCAGCGAATGGTAGTTTTATTAGAACCCCTGGTATTTTTAGAACTTCTGATATAAAATGTTTTAATAAAAATTATACATTATCTACATTTTCACTAAAAGATGATCAGATAAATTATAAAGCAAGAGAAACCACAATACTTTTACCTAGATATCAGAATATTTCAATCCCAACACAACCAGTTGAAGCTGTGGTCATGTTACGTGGAATCACAGGATCAGAAAAAATATCAACTGTTACTAACACGTTGACTCCATTTTTTATTAAAAATTATCAAATACCAAATAGAAAATATCAATTACAGAGTTCAAATTTTCATTTTATTATTCATAAAAAAATTAATAATTATTATTATGAAGATAATTCATACAAAACAATATATGGATTTCAGCCCGATTTAAGTAGATTTTATGTAAAGCCTGGTCCAATGCCATATACAATATTTTCCGATGTAGACAGTGTTGATGCTGATAGCACGTTCGGGGGGGCTGGATCATTTTTAGTAGCAAATAAGATAAGAGAAGTTCTGTGTTCTAGAATGTACTCTACTACCAATTCATTTGTTGCTGCTGTATTATACAATTTTTATGAAACTGGAGAGAAAAAACTAAATATTTACAGAGCTCCATTTTATACGAATGATGAAAATACAGTATTTAGATATTTTGAATATAATCCAAAAACAAATTCAATAGAACCATCAACTGTTGGTCATGGATTTATAAAGTATTTTACAACATCCGATATTCCAGAATTAAATGCCCTCACATATTTTAATTTATTTGGAACAAATTCTATATTTTTTATATGCACACCAACATATACTGTGGTATTTACATTATCATCATCTACATTTATAAAATTTAATACAAATGAAGATTTTAGTAAAGCTCAATTTTATAGCAATGCAAATGGAGAATTTTTTCTATTAAATGGAAAAATATTTAAATATAATTCAACGTCACAACAAATAATACAACAAATATTGGTTTTATAAAATGATTCAAAAAACTCTAACTGGCATTCGAATAACAGATAATAATCCATCTATAGATTTACCATGTGCTATAAATGACACTTTTATAGCAAAAACTCCAATAAGTTTTGTAGTTTCTATTAACATGTTGAATTCATTAATAGGAACTTCTATAAATTCTGGAAATATTGGAAATTTTAGTTTACTTGTTAGAGTTATAACCGCGACAACAACAGATACTTTTGTATCTACAGTATTCCCGTTATCGGCATCTAATATAATAAATGGATTTATTGTTTTAGATATATCTTCTATCACCGATAATTTTACAAATGATTATATCCTTCTTCATTGCACAGAAGATGATATTCATAAGTTGTTTAAAAAATATAGAATAGCATTTAGAATATTTCAAAGCTCAAATGGAACTGGGGATCAAAAGCTACTTCTAGCAAATGATATAGTTAGCGATTTTAATATGTGTCTCAACACATACGAAACTGGACCATATGATGTTGAATTTTTACAATTAGATTTATTAAATCCCAATGAATTTACAGTCACAGAAAGACAACAAATAATAAATTCAAAACCAACAATGCTTGGTGTTGAATCTATTAGATGTTTTTTTTCATCTAATATAAACAAAAAAATGCCTCTGTTTGTATATACGCATGGGAATAAACAATACACTGAAACATTTGATAGCTATTTATCAACATTAGCTTCTTATGGTTATTTTTGTGTGTCTGTTTATATTACACCAGAAGATCTACAAACTACTGGCGATGTGTATATTTTACAAATAATAGATCATCTAAAGCAAAATATATCGAAGATAAATTCTGGAAGATTCAATTTAAAAATTGATTTTAATAAAATTATTTTTTCTGGACTTAGTCTGGGTGGACTTTTTGTCGAAAATCTTGTCACTTTGATGAAAAGAAAAAATGCCATTTATTCAAAAATATCAAATATATCATTTGATTATTCCGATATAAAAGCTTTAGTTACTATTGGATCTGTTGGAAAATTCACCACTGGAATTGATGGAATTACTGTAAGAGAAGATATTGGTGGATTTGCGGCAGGAGAAGGAGAGTCCATAGTAAATCCAGATGATAATAATTTACACTATTATCAATATGATCATGATATTCCAACTGTAGTAATTGTAGGATTAAATGATAATGAATCTATAATGGCTGGATATACTAATTCATTATTTAATCCTGGATTTAGTTATACTGATAAGTTAAATCATCTGGATAAATATATTTTAATTTCAAATAGGGAACATAATGGCTTAAGTGATTTAACTACATATCCAGAAGATGAATATAGCTTTAGTATTAGCCCAAGATATGTTGATAATCACTATTTAAACTCAAATCGATTAGTGCTAAATGAAAATTTAGCTTGGGTAATATACTTTTTAAGTATAAATGTATTTTCTAATAATAAATTAAAAAAATTAAGATATATTTCTCCACATAAACAAAATATTAATAATATAGTAAAGAATAATGTAAAAATAGCAGCATTTCATTCGTTTTATCCAATAGCTGAGGATATTGCCATACAAATAGATAATTTTTATGGATTAACCTTATCTTTTGCTGGTAATACAGGATTCACGCTACAAAATCCATTAGGATTTACATTTGATTATACATTAGATTCATCTTTTTACCAAGATCCAACCCTATTATCTGGCAATCCAACTCTTATTGTTGGTCAAACATATATTAATAATCTATTGGAAATGAAAACAAGTTTTTGTATATTACAAAATAGTGGTTATTCTCCAACATTGGAAGAATTTTGGGACAATGATACATATAATGGAATTATATTTAATTCATATAGATCTTTATTTGTTCCAATAGAATCAAATTTACAACTAGGATATACATTTATAAATAATATAGTTTTATCTGAAAATACCTATATTGGTCTAAGAGCATGTCATACATACATTCACGGTATATCTGGCATATCTAAAAATGATAAATTTTCTAATTTTAATCTTACATTAATAGATACGTCAGGAAATAATTCTACAATAAGTTCTAAAAATTATTCTACGGGATTCTATCCACAGACTAAAATAGATAATAGAACTAATCCTATTTTTGTTGGTGCTTATCCAACTGTTCCTAATTTTTGTTTCTTTAGAGCTGGGGATTTTTTCATGAAAAATCAATCTCTAGATATAACTCAAATAAATCAAATGAGACTAGATTTTGGGCCAGATTATGGATCGACATTTTCTCACATAGCACTAGATGCATTTGTAGTATACAAAGAATTATAATAAATAATTAAAATGTCATTATACGGATCATCACCATACAACGTAACTGGTCTTACTTTTTTTGCAAACAATGGAGCAAAAGGAGCTCAAGGCCCAGAAGGCCCACAAGGACCACGGGGAAATCCTGGGTATGGTCCAACTGGACCAACTGGATATGGTGTAACATTTATAAATTTTATCAACAGCAAGATAAACACCGTATACACTGATGGCGAAGTTAGATCCTCGGAAACAATAGGACAATTAACTGGAAATTATCTTCTTGAAATAACAGGTACTACTGGAGGGAATTTTTCTCCATTAGCATCAACTGAGCAAATATTCGATCAATCCATAGCATATAACGAGGATGACGATGCAAATATCTTCGAGATAGTCAGAAGATTGAATTTTAAAAATATAAAAACGAATTCCGCCCCTTTCATTAAGATAGAATATAAAGGCCCACCATCAAGTCCAAATCAGGGTGAACCAGGTCAAACGATAAAATTGACATATGATGTATTCAATCTAGGAGCATCAAATGTTTCTGGTGGTCCAAATGGATCACTAGTCATAAACAATCCTGGAAACATTCAGAGTGGATATACTGGAACCACATACAATATATCAGAAAATGCAGCGGGATTTGGTATATTGAATGGAGCTGAACAGCTTGTAGTTGTCAAACCAATAAATCTATCATCTAATAGAATTCAAATATGGCCGATAGATCCAACAATTGGATCTGTTTTTTACTTATCTGGTTACTTGGATATTTCTACAATTGAAGGCGGTCGTGTCTCTGGCCATCATATAATGATAAAAAGAGATTTAACGACAAATTCGACAAAGGCTTTTACTTTAATTTTACCACAAGAATTTTATGTTTCGACTGTTCCTAATAGACTATTTTATTCAACATATGAATTAGATTCAGATCTGGTTCTTGCAAATTTTGGAACTGGCGGATTTAAAACTAAATTTACCCCAAATGTTATTTGGCAAAATAGCACATACTTTTGCCCATCCCAGAAATATGATGTAGTAAATTTCATATCGATAGGATCCAGATATGTTGGGATTCCTGGAATAGTCAATACCAATTTAAATACAGAAGCCACTATCGCTCCAGTCCCAACTACATTTAGCTGCAAACCTATAAATTATGAAGCATTCTATAGAATAACTTTTAATCCAGTATCTGGAATTTGCTGCAAAGCCGATTGTTCGTGCGAAGATACATATGATTTTGAATGCTCTGGGTATTTCTACGCTGGGCTGACATGCGGAGTTTCTGGACCATGCTCATCGTTAGGTGCATGTTGTTTATATTCAACCGATAGATCTTTGGTTGTTCCTTGCCAAGAACTTACATATTGTCAATGTGCTCAAGCCGCAAGCCAATCAGGACTGGAATACAATTGGAATAAATTCACAACATTGAAGAAATCTTGTGCTGATTTTAATTGTGAAAACGCTAAAAACTCAATTGGAGCTTGTTGTGATGGAAATGGTGGTTGTCAGGAATTGACTAGCGATGAGTGCTTATCTTTGGGCCATTACTTTCAGGGAATTGGAATAAATTGTTCTACTTCCGATGGATTGAATGTTTGTTATGATGGAATAGGTGGATGCTGCGATTCTGGTGTTACATGTGAATCTGGCATAACTGGTTCTGTGTGTTTATCCCAATTTAAAACTTATTTTGGTGATGGAACCACATGCGGGCAATTTAATTGCTCTCCAGCAGAAATACCATGTTATTCCATAATAGAAGGAACACAACTAACACCTGGCATGGAATATGACGATGGAATAGTTGTTGGAATTTTCAATCCAAACAATACCACCTGTTTTGGTGGAGATATATTCAGTGGTCTAAAAACATCATATGCTGATCTGACTGGAATCACAAAACAAAATTCAATTGAATACTTATC